TCCATCTTCAAACACATCTGCTTCCATATACATACCATTACCTATACCTTGACTTCCTGTAGTAGTAGTATTTCCTGTTTGTTCTGCAATTAAATTTTGTCTATTTATTTGAGCATTTAAAGCTGAATCAGAACTTACTGTCTTGGGAGTATTATCAACAATTGTATTAATTAACTTATTAGTTTTATTAAGTTTACCAGCAACTCCCAACTCTAGCCCACCCCCTCCTATTAAAGGTTTATTATACATATTTTCGCTAAACCCATAGTTAGCTTTTTGTAACCAATTTAAATCCTGATAAGGAGTTTCTTGAGCTTGAAATGATGTTAAAGGAAGAGTTTCAGAAGTAACATTAGTTCCATCTGAATAGGTAGTTGCAGCAACAGGGACTGTTCCCCAAGCGTATGGCATTGTTTTTTTAATCATTTCATACCATTTTTTACTTCCTACTGTGGCTCCCTCCATGTTACCCAGAAGTTGAGTAACGTCATTTGGTAAATACTTACCATCAGAAGCCCTTGCTATTCCTAACATTGGTTTGCCCTTTATGTGTGAACCTGTAGTACTATTTATAATATCATTTGTTAAACCTTTTTTGGTACCATCCCAACCATGTGCTTTTAAGATCTCTTTATACCTTAACATCCTTACTTGTTGTTCTTGAGGCCGCATCAAGTATTCATGCATCTTATGCCCTTTGTTTATTTCAATTTTAGGATAATTTTTATAAGCTCCTTCCCATGTAGAAACCTTTGTTGCTTTATCATAACTGTATCCTGCTTCTGCGCCCTTCTCTCCATACTTACTAGCCCACTCAGTATGTTTTGGATTCTCGCCAGCAAATCTTATATCATCAGAAGATGTAACAGCATTAGATTCTTTTGCTGTTAAAGATTTACCTTTTGAATCTGTCCATAAAAACTCTTCATGAGGGTTCTTTCCCTTAGCAGGAACATTAGGTTTAGATGCAGGACTTAATAGATGTTTTGTTTCATGATCAAGATTACCTAAAAGCTGATCTATCTCGTCTATCTCGTCACTTAATCGTATTTCGTTAGCAGATCGCTTATACCATGCAGCTGTTTTTTCATCATTATGGCTTAACCACTTACTCTCTGTGCTACTTTGTTTAACAGCAGTTTTTTTTGCTTCTTCTAAATATTCTTTTATTTTTTTAACAACATGTTCTCTACTCTCTCCAGTATTTGTTGTTCTTAACTTTATGTATTCCTCACTTATTAAATAATCTTTATTTTTCTGAAATACATCTTTGTATGATGGGATCCTATTTGGACCAAGAGAAGGATCCATTTTAGGAGTATGTTTTACATTTTTTAATTTTGAAGCATTTGGTAAAATTTTTGGTAAAAGTTTTTTAGTAGCTGATATACTAGAAGGAATAGCAGGTACAACTCCAAGTGCTTCTAGTGAGCCCGATAAAAGATTTCCTTGCTTAAACTCTTCCTTAGAAGCCTCTGCAGACTCTAACCATGCAAATGGATTAACCATTCCTACAGCATAAGTATCAAATGCATTTTCATGTCTAGGAACATTCCCCCAAGGTATATCTTCTCCTCTAACAGAATACCCAAACGTAGCTAATGGATTAGCCCCTGCATTTTTTATTTTCTCCCATAATGTTTTTTCTGGACCCGCTGGATTTAGATATGTTCTACGATTATGATAATTCTGTTCTTCCTCTTCAATTTCTATATTAGGATTAGGTATAGTTACACGAGTATTATCCGCTTCAGCTACATATGGATTATTATGATAGAATGGCAAATGATGCGGCATATTTATTCAGATTTTTTCTTAGATGCTCTATCTTTAGCTTTTTCTTTTTTATCGTGTTCTCTTTTTTTCTCCTCTTCATAAGTTTTTTCGCCTATTTCTTTTTCTTTAATATCGAGTTTACGATTTTCAAGTTCCATCTTTTTATCATTATTCTCTACTTGAGCTTTTAATTTCTCAATCTCTAACTGATCAGGAACTCCGTTATCGTTAGAATCTTGATCCATTTGATTTCGGAAAGAATTTATTTCTGCTACTTTAAGTTTAGTTTCGTTATCTTTATCTACTTTATACTTATCAAGTTCAAGTTTTTGTTTCTCAATTTCAGCTTTTTCTGCAGCCATTTGCTGAGCAGCTTGTTGTTGAGCTTGTACTTGTTGTTGCTGAGCTTGTTGTTGCTGTTCTTGAATTTCTTTCTCTCTTTGTCTTCTTTCGTCTTCAGCTTTTTCTAATATAACTTTTATTTCACTACTTGAATCAGTTGATAACATCTTAATTACATCTGATAATTCTGCCTGTTGATTTTGTAATGCAGCATGTGCAAGTTGTTTCATAGTCATAAACATCTCTTGATCTTTTGCGGAGTCAGAAACAAATACCCCAAAACTAGAGTTAGAAAGCTCAGGAGGATCTATAGTTATAAGCCTAGTAGTCATATCATCTAGTATATATTGAAGTTTCTTTTTCTTACCGTCTCCCCACGCAACTTTAGCAGTATCTACTAATCCTTCTAAAACAGCTCCTTTTAAATAATTATGTTGGTAAAACCACTCCTCAGTAATATGTGAAGATTGTACAACAGCTTGTTGAGTATTTCCAACAAGTTCATGGGGACCTACTTGACCTTCTCTTTGTTTAGTAACCCCAGATACTTCACCACATTGTGCCTCTAGATATTCTAATAACGATATCTTTTGTTGTATAGTTTGTGCCATAGTAAGATCAATAGATTGCCATTGATTGAAATTACTAGGTTTATTTCTAGCTCCCTCTTCATTTGGATTAACAAATGCGATACCTAAAGCGTCAAAATAGTATAACCACTTTTCCATATCCATCCCCATAGAAGATGGTATTTGAGTAATATCTGCTAAGAACTTTTTACCTTTATCAGATGCTAGATCTAATTCTAATCTATACATCATAATATTATATAAGTATTGATAAGGTTTCATTCTATCTATCATAGAGATAGATTGAGAATTTAAATTATTATAAGCTAATCCACAATATCCTAACTTAGCTGTATATAAATTATCTATATCCTTAAATTGATTAGGTTTTGCTCTCATGTTAATATAAATATCATCTCCTATTTTGGTACCTTCCCATATTTCAGGAATCCATTCCCATTTTATGTTGATATCTCCAGCATCTTTATTTATTTTATATGTACCATCAACTATCATTTCTGCCTCTTCCATGGTTTCAGGATCTAAATATGTTAAAAATCCTATACGTTGTAAAGATTTCCACTCACAGTGAACGACTCTTATATAAGAGCCGCTTTCACTGTCAGTGTTATTTGAATCCCACTCGAAAGGAAAAGAAGAAGAAAATACGTCTTGGTCATCGTAGTTAAATTCAGGGGAGCCCAATGGATGGGCGGTACCAGCTGTACTGGTATCGTCAAATAAATCTTTTACTTGTTTTTCAGTTAGATATTCTCCAAAATTATCTACAACAGATCCTGGAGTCATTCGCATAGTATATTTAGCCCACTGTGCATCTTGGATATTATCTATATCAGGATCTTTATCACATTCAAAATATAAAGGATTAACTACCCTAACAGCAGGTTCACCATTAATAACGCCAACCCAATATATTTCTTGGCCAGCAATTAATGCATGTTTCCATCCTTTATTAAATTTTAAACGTAAAGATTCCTTTTTCTTCAGATACCCTAACATTTGATTACCCATAATCTCAATAGTCCCTTGGTAATCTCTTCGCATATACTCTTCAATCTCTGAAGGAGTCATTTGCTTCTGTATTTGTTGTATCTGTTGTTGCATTTGTTGCGCCTGTTCAGGATCTTGAGATTCTGGAACACCCCCTTCAGGAGATAACCCAGATTCCATAATAGCTTGCTGAACTCTAACTTGCACTTCTTGTTGTATATAGCTTTTAAGTAATTTGGCCTTTTCTCTTTCTCTTTCTGTTATAGCTTCTGGATTTGTAGCTACAACCTTAAAATTAAAAGGTCTTTTGATTTCTTCTCCAAATAAAACACGCAATTTAGGAGACATAATATCGTAATGTCTTAATTCTGCAGGTAATTCACCTACTCCTTCAACTCCATAAGGTTTACAAACGTATTCAAAGTCGTTGAGGTCTAGTATTCCATTAAATAAATCATAGTTTACTGATTTTCTTTCTATATCATTACGACCACCTGTGGTCATATTTCTATGCTTATCTATTTGATCTATAACGTCTTTAGCCCATTGAAAGTCATTTGCTTTCTTTTTAGAGTATGAAAGTCTCTGTTGTGGAAATGCATATGATGCCATAGTATTAAAGTATTTTCTTTTCTAACTTACAAATATAGTATTTATCTTTTAAACATATTGCTCATGTTATCTACTAAATACTTAATATTCGGATTTACGTATGGCTCTTTGTCTACACTTTGTTCATAGTACTCTTCAACACAGAACATTATCTGCATAAACCCCATAACTCTATCGAAATTCCCTTGTCTATGATATTGAATCATTTCTTCAATTAATCCTGGTGAAGGGATTAAATCCATATTATATATCATAGATCCGTCTTCATTCTTACCTCTCTCTGTCCACAGCCATCTTAATATAAATTTTTCTCCTGCATCTTTCAAACGATCATTCATATGACATCCTTTTATTCTGGCTACTGTTGAATTTTGTATTACTTTCGATATTACATTATCAGGTTGGTCTGCAAGTAAATGCATTTTACCTCTACGTTTAAAATAAGAGAGTACTTCTCCCCTATCATTTTCGAACATTATCTCAGCTCCTCCAAAATACTCAGATAATAATTCAAGATTTCTATTATAAATCTCTATATTGTCAGGTCTGCCAACATACTCCGCAACTATTTCATCATATCCATGATCAAATTTTTGATGTGACTTATATACAAAAGCTGCATTTAAAGATTTACTTCCAGACTTGTCAAATGCTACAGGGTCAAGTCCGATTTTATAAAGACCATAGGGCATGTCTTCAGGAGGATGTTGATATACAACAATACATCCTTCTTGTGGATCATTAGGACTATGCGGAAACTTATGCATAGGAAATAATTTTTTATTTAAGTCAGGTCTAAATCTAACCTCTCCATCTTCTTCAAATAATGTTCCTGCTGTTCCTAATTTTTTATATCTTTCATCTTGTTTTAATTTGGCTAATACATTATATAACTCAATGGCTGGAAAAACTGCTCCTTCATTTCTCAAGAATGCTTCTTTTGGTGTATGAGGATGCTGAGTTACCATCATATTATATGCTTTTGGATCAGCTTTTTTCTTTTCTTCTCTCTCTAAATCTATATCCTCAACAGCTTTTTCTCTTAATGCATTTCCATCTTCATCTATAAAAGGTTCTCTATACCACGCATCATCTACAAACCATCCCGCCTCTCCTACAGCAGATTCATCATATATATTTTCATATGCTCTTAATCCATATGCTGAAGGATTATAAAACATAGCTTCAAAGTCTGCATTAGTTCCATTTTTATTATTACCCCCTGTTCCATATATAATAGGAATACCGATCATAATATTACCATCTTTAAATAGAGGATATGAACGTTGATATGCTTGCATTAATCCAGGCCAATCTCCAGCTTCCTCAAATAACATTCGTTCAGCAGTACGTCCTACAGATTTTTGTGGAGAATCTTTAAATGATAATGCTAATATTTCAGATTTAAATCCTTTCTGTATATTAATTCCCGATATAGGATCCTTTTCTACATATCCAGATTTAATAGCATCTTGTCTATCGTGTAAAAATCCTTTTGCCCAATCTGTGTTTTCATTAATAAAGTTAATCATATTCTTAGCCATTTCCATAGTATTGGCCCAGAATGTTTTCTCATATGCTGCTAGTATAGATATAGAATTAGGGAACCAATTGTATTTCCACGCCATCCCAAAAGCGTTCTTATAAGAGAATCCTTTCCGCCTAGCTTTTACAACAATCATACCTTGTCCATTCTTCTCTGCTTGTTCGAGTTCATGATACCAATAATAGTCCATATCTAAAAACTTAGGAAAGGTATCTATCTTTCTTTGGCGCTTATCTTGTGTAACTGTCGCTAAAATTCTTCCGTAATTAAGGTAGGCATAATGCTCTCCTGTAACGCGTACTCCTCCTACAGTATATCCAAATTTACAACGTCTTTCTTCTTCGTCCCAAAATTCTATATACTCAGAAGTCCCTACTGGAGCTAATGTATAACGTTTATGTTTTAAGTAATGTCTCGCGGATTCGCTAAATACCTGTGTATTTATAAATTTTAGGTATTTCTGACCTGTATGTCTTACTGGATCTTTTTTGTCTGGTTCTAGTTTATTCCATTCTTTCCCTATAATTTCTTTTTGTTTACCCATTTTGTATTGTTGTATATCTTAGTTAACTCATCTAGTTGTCCCTTCTTAGTTAATTTCTTTTTTATCTCTACCAATTCGGCACATATTTCATAATTTTCTCTTTCAGAGTCTGCAAAATATTCTATTAAATTATCTATAGAGGTGGTTTCATCAAAACCTGTAGGTAACCATAAACCTCCTCCATCATCACTTTCTATATCTATTAATTCCTCATATGTTAATTTTCCTGCTACTAACATATAACCATTAACCATCGCTTCATGAAGGATTTTTTCATCATGCAAAAGTTTTTCACTATACGATTTGTTATCTTCCTTGTCCACGGTATGGTTTTATATAATTAACAGAATGTTTATGTGAGGTACGTTTAGTTTTCGCATGAATTCCTGGTCTCTTTTTACGTCTTGTTGTAACATGTGTTGCACCTATACCGAACTTTTTTACCATTAGCTAAGTATCATAATTTCTACTAATGCCGCATTAGATGCATCTATATTTGTAATTATTAAACCTGCATACATTGGACATGGAATAACCATCCAATCGTCCTTAGCTAAAACTGCAATAGCGTGATCACAAGCAGTTGGATCATCACAAACGACACTCGTATGAGCATTAGCTAGATTTATATCTCCTCCATCAGAGAATACCATAATCTCCCCCTGTTCTGCTGTTTCTGTACAATTTTTTAGGTATATATAGTTTTTATATAGGTCAGTTCCATAGGTTGATCCCGTAGATTTATTTACATATGATAATGTATTTGCTAATAATGTAGTATTAGTTGCTCCCGCAGCTATACTAACTCTTTGTACTCCACTTGAGCCTGAAACGTCATCTCCAATAGTATTTTTAAATGATGATGTTATTGCTAAATTTAACTTATCTGATGTTAATTCTGCACTTGTAAGTGTTAATTTTGAGGTTGTAGTTGCCATTTTAAATTATTTTATTTATGCGTTTATGTGTTTATATTTAGTTTTACCTTTCACAGTTTCCGCAAGTGTTAATTTTTTTCTATTTTTTCTATGAGTCACAAAGCTAATGTGAATCCAATTAGGATTACCGTCTGGATATTCAGATCCAAACTCCCAAACCATTTGATCAAAGTCTAAATTATCTTTTATATAGTGAAACATCTCGGCATTTGTTTTATGTCCAAATGTATCATCTATATCCATCGCTTGACCTTTCATATGTTGAGAAGTTTTTGATCCTCCAATCGCTGTATTTGTAGGTTCTCCTCTAAAAAAGCTATTAACTTTTATAGGTCCTCCTACCCATTCTCTTAAAGGTTCAAACAGTAATCTGGCAATATCTTGCATACATCTCAATTGATCAGGAGTAGGTATATTTTTAAATCCTCTTCTTATCGCAGTATTACTATGTATGCCCTCTTTGTAGCTAACATGTTTACTTATTCTTACCATTCTTTTCCTTTTGTATTTGCCACTTTCTCTTTTCTTCTAAAGAAAGACTAGCCCACCAAGCAGGGAAATCCCCTCCTTTTATGGTTAAGTACTCTGCCCAAATGTTTCTCATTGCAAATATATATAATATTTAGTTTACAAAGGTAATAAAATTTATTTAAAAAAAGAACGATTAGCTATACGTTATTCTATTTTTATGGATCTTCTCTATTACCTTTTTGTCTTTGACCACGCAATTGTGCTGAATGCATAATCTCTCTTTCTACATTTTCTTTAACTTTTTGCAGAGATTCTACAATATTACCTATTTTTGATAAGGCTCCAGTTATATCGTTAGGCTTATATATAGGTTTATCGTTTTTATCTCGTTCTTGTAGATCTACATTCTCTAAATAATCTGTTAAGTTATGCACAGTTTTTATAGCAGCCTTTAATAATAACATAGATGGAGTTATTTGCAACTCTCTATATTTGTCTATAGCTGCTATAACTTCAGAATTAGGCTCATAAGATTCGTCTTTCAGATAATCCTTCGCTATAGTTCTCGCTAAAATTTCAGGAGATAAAGCTGCTACATAAGGAGACTTAAAATCTGTAAAAAAATATACATAAGATATCTCTCTTAATGCAGTTTCTTTATCTTCAGACTTATCTCTATCCCAAAGCGCTTTAAATTCTGGAATCATTAAGGCTGCTGGAGAGAAAGTTACCTGTCTGTTCTTAAGGTCAAAGAGATCTTTCATCTATCGTTTAATTCTGCTTCTATTTCATCTTGAGATACTGGGATCGCAATAGTAACTTTACATATATTCTTTCCTATTTCGTTAACGGTCACGTTTTCTACATGGCCAAAGTACATATAAACTAGTGCTACAACAGCATTCTTGTTACCTGTAAGTGTAACATCTACAAAATGATATTTCTGTGTCATTTACTTTTCTACTTTAGCAAATAGAGCAAACTCTTTAAATACATGATAAACATCTTCTTCGTAAGATACAGGTATACTACCTCCTGGAGGTAATAAAATCTCATCGTTTTTAGAAAAGTTCTTCACATCTGGCCCAATCGCTATAATTTTCCCAGTTAGGTTCTTTTGTATTTCTCTCGCTACATCTTCAGAGACTTGTATCCCTGATTCTGTTTCTGTTGAAGGTATTTTAACATATACTAATATGTTATCACCCATCATTTTAATTTTGTTTGTCATTTTTTATTTTTTAGGCCATTTATTTAATGGACAATTTTTATTAGGAGCCATTACATTAGCGGGAAACGCACATCCACAAGCGCCACATTTATAACCTTTAACAACTGGTCCATCAGATTTAACTTCTGGATCAAACGTTTGTCTTATCTTAGATTTTCCTCCATTAGGTAATAAACGTTCTATAATTTGATATATCGTTCCAGATTCTTTTAACTCTGGACACGTTTTACAAACCTCAGCACGCTCTTCGGACATTATTCTTACATCCTCTGGTAGATTATCGTAATTTTCGTTAGCTCTAATGAAATTAGTCCAACCATCTTTAATGTTCTTTAATGTTCCCACTACTTATAACTAGTTCTTATAGGTTTTAAAAGATTGTCAAATACTCCTTCTTTACATTCTTCTACAAATAATTGAAACTGTTCTTTAGTGAATTTCGTATATCCCTCATCATCTCCTCCAATTACAACTATATCAGAATCTTTTATAATATTTATTGTAGGACACGTTTTACAAGTTTTACAAAACGTCATTTGAACTCTATCCTCTTCAATTATACAGTCTCTTATACCTTTCTTATATTCCATTATATACTTTTTAAAATTTCTGCTAACTTAGACTGTAATTCTTTACGAGTTTCTTTATCAAATAAAGGCTCTACTACATCACCCCCTACAGCTAAGCCGTTCATGATAATATTAGCTCGTCTAATTTTTAACTCAGTTTTTGAAGCCATCTTTTGAAAAGCTATCGCTTCTTGCTGCTCCATCATTTGCTCTGGAGAAAGCATTTGTGGTTGTCCCATACCTTCGGGCATTCCTTGCATTGGTGGTACATCCACCATTTGTTTTTCATTTGCCATTTTTTAATGTTTTTAATTGTGTTAATACGTTATTGATTTCATCTATCTTATTACTGACCTTAATTATAGAAGGTCCATAATCTAAAACAGCCCGATCTCTTATATCAAGAGTGTCAGCCTGATCCTCGACTAGATCTGCTAGTCTGAGTTTTTCTTCTGTTAAACATACTTTCCAATAAGCTTCAGAAGTTTTTATTTTATCTTTTGTATCTATATTCATTATTTATAAGTGTTTTTTCTTACGGCCCAAAGATAACGAATTTTTTCTTTCAATTCCAACTCATTACCACTTTTTTTTCTTAATCTCCAAATTATCTTCTTAATTAAGAAGTCAATACGTCCTCGTCTAGCTCTAAAAGTTCCTAATCCATGTAATAAAACCCCCTGGAGGCCATCTTCCTGCATTTTTCTTTTTAGAAAAGCAAATTGATGCTTAACTATTATATCTATCTTAATTTCAGATAAACCCGTTTCTTCCCTGATAGTTTTATAAAACTTCGAATTCTCCTTCATTGTTTACGGCTACAGCTATCTTCATATTTTGAAAATTTGTAAGTTCATCAATATCCTCCATACCTAAGTGTTCTCTTAAAGCTGCAGCTGTATAAGGATCCACTACTAATGTAGTCGGCTTATTACTATTTTGTTTTATAAAAGTCTCCTTAGCTTTAATAATCTTACTTACTATGTCTATTGTGGGTTCCATTTACTTAATTTTAAAGGCAAATGTAAGTGTCACCTCTCTCTCTTTTTTTATATCTATTTTAGGACTAAGTGCAAGCTTTCCTGTCTTAGGATCCTTCTCTATTACTCCTTTTTGTTTAAAATACTTTATATAGTTATCTAAATTTGAATGCGTTTTAAATCCTAACCTTTCTCTAACTACAGATCTAGCTTGAGTACCAAATCGATCTAACTCCACTAAATCCCCTTGGAGTTCCATAAAGCATGATAATACTTCAATCTCCTTTGTAGTTAAGGGATTAGGTAAGATTACATTTACAAGCTTAAGATATTTGGGATTAAAATCCTTCCTATTTATAACTTCTTTTTTTATTCGCTTCATATTTCGCTTTTATATGTGCAAATATATACAAAAAAAGTCCACCCCACAACTTTATTTAAAGAATTTCGCATTGTTAACTGAGTTTCTTCTAGTAAAACTCTTTAATTTTCAGTTCTTTAACGTTGTGAATAAACACATATCCCCTCCCGCAAGTGTGTTTTATTCCCCGAAACTCATCGATTTGATGAGAAGTCCACTGACTTTTTGAAAGCTGATCTGTAAAGTTAATTACAGTGGTGGTATATAGTATGAGTTGTATATACCATTAGACGTAGTAGCGGGACTTCATATCATTTATTTTCTTGATCCCGTGTCACGGTCTTTCTCCGTTGGTGAATTATTGCTGCAAAAATATAAAAAAATATTTAAAAAATATAATTTTCAGCATAAATTTTAAAACATTAGGCTATACCCCTAGTAAAATTATACGTGTAATCGAGATCTTAATCTACCAAATACAAAACACCCCGACTAACTTTCGGTCGGGAAGCACCCCCGCCCAAAGTCTCTCACGTGTTGTTAGGAATACGTGTCTGCACTTAAAAGGTGGACTATGGTTGACACTAGGTCATTCACTATACGACATAGTTTAACACCGTGAGGGTGA